AGTAGCACTAATAGGTCTACATTTACTTTGCACAATTGCATTTATACCCTCTAATTGACCACTTAGTTGGTCGGATGCTTGTACTACATAAACGCTTCTTGCTAGATTAGTATTAGGTGGTATTTTTATAGGATTTCTATTACTTGTATATGTAACATTTAAAAGTACTACATCATGATAATATCTATAGTTTGGATCATCTTCCGTATTATCACCAGTTAATCTACGAGCCTGTACTTGTATTAGACCTTCTGTACTAAATGTTTTAGTTCTAACAATAGTATAAGCATCTTTTTTTATACCTGTAATATCAAAAGTTTCCCAGTCTTGCCATGGGCCGTTATTAAACTTATATTGAGTTTGTATTCGTACAAGAGCGGATTCAGATTCTCCTGCCCCGGCCCCTTTTGAAACAATCCTTCGCATACCTTGTGGCATATGAAATGCTAGTGAAACATCTATAGCAGTACTAGTAGAACCGGGAGGATTATAATAAATACCGGGCGAAGCTATAGGCGTATTAGTGGGCACAGTAGTATTAATAATATATGCACCATTTTCACTATCATAAGCTGTTGTTTCTTGTGTGGTAGTTTGAAATCCAGGACTGCCATCACAAACCATAGTAACTGGATTCCACTGAGGCTGTTCTACATCTCTAGAGTATAGTTGATTAAATTTAAGAATATCTGCGCTGGAATCATTGTATCCATTAAGTGTTACACTATCTTTTATTACATAATCCGCTATATTTGTTTCGCCTATTTTAAAATTACTAAAACTAAGTGGACCAAATCCCCAAGCTAATGCTGTTGTTAGATAAGAAACACGCTCTTCTGGGTATGTAATATAGTTTTGAGCAGCAAGAGGTGGAGTCATACGTACTTTTCCGAGTACTACCGGTATAGCTCCATATGGGTTTGCATTGTTTGCATTTCCTTGAACCATTAGCTGACTTTCACTACTTCCAGGGTCTTTAGGCTCTGCTGGTGGCCTAACAGGAAATATAGCGTTTGCTGCAAAAGTTGCTGCTGTACTAGCTGCTGCTACAAAAGCAGCTTTTGCTCCTGCACTCCAAGCAGCTTGTGCAGCAGCATATTCTACTGCAAAAAATACTGCTACTATTACTATTGCTAGTCTGCCAAGATCTTCATTGCCAGGTACTTGACGATATGCTATAACGTCTGCATGCTGTACAGTTACTTTTTCCCACAATTCTTCAGGAATTACAGTACCATTTAATAAAATAATAAAACTGCCCAGTTTTAGTCCTGTTTCTTCGATTAGTTTATTAACAACTTTAATAAGTGGTGTATTATTATCTTTAATTTCAAAAACAATTGTTTTTGTTTCTAGGGCTAGCGGGAGCTCTTCTAGTTTAGATTTAGTGGCATCTACATATTTAAAAAATCCTATTAATCTACTAGCCCATCTTGTGCCATGTATACTTCCCATAGCAACATCATATCCATTACGAGAATGTATAAATTCTGTGGGCGATACCATTACTGCAACATGTGTAGCTGTACCTAAAGTTCTAAATAAAGCTATACATCCTGGTTCCGGAGCATCTAGCTTTTGCCAACCCTCTTTATATTGTTGAATTAATTCTTCGATTCTTTTAGAATCTCTAGCAGTATAGTTTTCAGCAAAACTAGGTAATTCAATACCATACTGTTCTTTATAAATAAGGCGTACTAATCCCCAGCAATCAACGCCACTATAATCACGTCCATTATTTTTAAACGGTATACCTATATATTTATTTGACCACATTTAAAATAATCCTGGAAAATATGCTGGTGTAAACGAATATTGTGGAAAAGGCTCACGTTCATATCCAATCATGGACATTTCAATATTAACTCTATCTGCTGTATAAGAAAAATTAGTAATATAAAAACTACTAAAACTTGCTTCTACTACATTGGGCGTACTTGAAACTATTAACTCTAGTTTAACTTTTGGTTGGCCCTCGATAGTTCTTGCCACAGGCATTACATATCTAGTAACATCATGTAAGGTTATAGAGCATTTTGGTGCACTACTATCTGACTCGTCTGGCATTGTTATTTCCATTGGTAGGAATATATAACTATTAGACCTACTAATTACTCCGTATGTAACATCATCAGCTGTTTCAGTTAGACGCTGAGTAAATCCATCAGCTAATCTTAATACTACTTGAGTAGAATTGCTTGGATCATATATGGTTAACAGTAGTATTAGTTCTTTATCTGTTTCTTGCCCAAACATAGCCTGAAGTGCTGTAGGGCTTAGTGTACTTAATCTGCTCATGGTAATATTTCAAAAGTAGTACTAATAGTATAGTATCCTGGCGCTATGTAACTTGCTGTGTACAGCTCACCATCTCCTTGAGGAATCATACGAGCCTCTACTATTTGACCTGTACGTGGATGTGTAAAGCCAAATCTAGCTGTACCTTTTATATCATTAGTAACAAAATTTTCTAAGGTAGTTACCTGTGCACTAGTCATTATAAATGATAATGTCATTTTTGATGGAAGTTTACCGCGTCTACGTTGTTTAGCAGGTCCGCTATCCATAGGAGTGCGAATTATTAATGCACCCCCAGTCTCCGTAAAGTTTTTTTGCGGAGACTGTGGTAGGGATACTGGCCATAAGTATGTATAGGCCATATATTATCTCCTAATTAATTGAGGTGCTAGGCCAAAAGTGCTTCTTAAACTTTTTTGCGAAGAACTACCGGCAGTAGAAAGGTCTAATGCAGCTGCTTCGCCAATAACAACTTCTATTTTACGATTGCCGCGACTATCTACAGTTTCTTTACTTTCAGCACGTTCCCCACTGTAGTTATTAATAACCACTTGAGTTTTACCTTGTTGACCAATAACTCCTAGATTGCCGTTACCGTCTCTGCGTAGTGGCATTATGGCTTCGGGTCCTGCTTCGCCCATTAGGCCAGTACCTTTGGCAAATTTAAATAGTGTAGGTTGATTTACTATTGAGTTAGTAAACATTCCACCTTTGGCAAATTTAGCCATATTTCCGTCAAAGTAGGAGCCTTTTGCTGACATCATTGTCCCTGCACCAGTAGAAAAATCACCAATTAAAGGAATTCCACTAGATGTAGTAGCTACTCCACCCCCTCCTGAACTAAATCCAAATAAATTAAGAAGTCCTGGACGTGCAGCACTATATAATTGAAACATTTGTAGTCTTAATTCATAGCGTAATAAATCAGCTAATAAACTATTAATTAGATCTTTACCAGCCCATTTACCTTTTTGTGCCCATTCAACCATAGCGTCAGCAAGGCCACTAAATGTATTTTTAAATGTATCTTCATAGGCTTTTTGACGATCAGTTTCTTGTATTTGTAGTAAAATACCTTCTTTTTTTACTTGTTGTACTCGTCTAAGTACTGCGATTTCTCGTTCTGCAGCATTATTAACTCTATTAGTTCTTTCTTCAAGAGCTTCTGCATCCTCATTAGAAAGCTGACCAGTAATACTAAGATATAATTGTTTTGTTTGTTCTATATCTGCTAAACCTGTAGTTCTAGTATCTTCTATTTGTCTGACTTTAGCTGCTTGATCGAGCTCTAGCCTTCTTAACTCAAGACTAGCCTTATTTTGTGCATATTCATCTGCTGTTAATCTACCGCGTGAGTTAGCATATTCTAGTAATTGTTGCTGAGATTCTAGTTCGGTTTCTACTACTCGTGAAATACTTTCCTGAGTGTCTAATTGATCTTTACGATTTTGTGCTTCTTTTGCAAAACCAGCTCTAATTCTAGCTTGCTCTTGAGTAATTCTTAAAATATTAGATTCTTGACCTTGCTGTTGTTTTAGTAGATTTAATCTTTCAGTTTGGTACCCAATATTTTTACCTAAATTTATAATAAGTTGATTTTCTTCGTATCCATTTCGCTTTAATTCTTCTGTTTGTCTTTGTTGTAGTTCTTGTATTTTTTGTTCTTGTGCAAGTATTGCTATTCGTTGAGTTTGTTTTAATTTTTCTGTTTCTACTGATTGGGCTGCTACTAGCTGCTGCTCTGAAAGAGTGCCAAATCCTACTCTTTGTAGTTCTGTTAATTTTTGACGATATTCAATAGTTTTTAAATTTGTATTTTGTATATCTGTTTCTATTAGTTGTTCTTCTCTAAGAAGATTAATTCGTCTTTCAATTTCAACAGATTGAGATCTGCCCTCAAGTCCAGCTATTTGCGCTGCTCTGCCTGTTCTATTTAATTGCGCTTGTAAGCCAACGCCTGCAGCTTGAGGAGTAAATCCAGCAATAGTTTCTGCAGATAGTGCTGCTCCGCCTGGAGCCAAGCTAGCTCTTAACAATGCAAGTTCATTCCTAGTTTGTGGTAAATCTGTAAGCTGGGCTTGTTCTCGTGCAGTTAAAGTTTCACCTTTTTGCTGTTTAGCTGCAATTAATGCTTCTTGCTCTAATGCATTAGCTTCTTCTCTTGCTATAGTATTTAGTAGTAACTGGTCTACAAGTTTTCCAGTTGTATCTAACTGCTGTTTTTGTAAATCAAGTTCTACTTGAGACAAGTTAGCAGTTATATCTGCCATACCAAGACCACTAACTCCACTTACAATTGTTTTTTGTACTTGCAGGGTAGCTTGTTTTTTTGCAATCTCTAGGCTTTCATTAAGTAGTTTAAATCCTTGTTTAAAACTATTTGTAATAATATTTCTAATATTTTCAAATAAGCCTTTAAAGCCTGTCTTAGTTGTTTCTTCTATTGCCTTATCAATTTCTTGAATTTGTACAGTTAAACCACCAACTTTTTGTGCTGCTCTAAATGCTTCTCTTTTTATTCCATAAAGCGGATCAGTTCTTGCTGTTCTTTCCTCAGGAAGATCTACAACATAATTTTTAGGTAATCTTGGATTTGCTAGAATACGATCTAGTTCCGCTTGAGCTTGAGGCAGTTGTTCTTGTAGTTTTTGTCTCTCTTTTTGAAGATTTAATACTTTTTCTTGAGCGGCTACAGCTTGCTTAATATTGTTTAGTGATCCTAGGTCAATTAAGGCAAAAGCTCCAGGTTTAGCAAGAATTTCTTTTAAAGCGGCTACTGATGTACCTATATCATTAAAACTATTTTTTATATTTTGAGCTGCATTAATTAAATCTTCAGCAAACTTACCAATAGGACTTTGATCTCTAAATGTATTTTGTAAATCTAAACTAGATTTATTTAGTTTATCAATACTTTCTTTTGTTGCACCTGCATTTCTTCCTAGTTCTGTTACTGCCTCTCGCGAAGGCTCTAAAGCTTTACTACCTTCTGCTGCTGCTTTTTCTGCACTTTTTGATTGATTAATAGCTTCTCGTAAGCTTTTAATAGATACATCAGTTATATTAAAGACTGATTTTAATTTTTCAATTGCTGCACTTTTTAACTCACCTTCTGGCAACATATTAATTTGTTGCATCCAGTTTTGAGCTACACTACTAGCAAAGTCTTGTTTTAAACTACTATTAAAAATACTTAATATATTATCTTTAAATCTATCCCATGCACCTTGTGCACCTTGTGCATTCTTAAAACTAGTGGTTAAATTGTCAACAGATTCTGACAAATCATTAATTGCTGTTCCAGCAGCAGTAAACATTTCTGTTGTTATTTGTGCGTCTTTATACTTTGCAATAACACGAGTGGAATTAGCAATAGTATCTTTGTTTAGTTCTACCTCTCTAGTAAACATTTCCATTTGCTTAGTATTAGTACTAGCAATACTATCTAATGCTGCTAATCCTGCTCCAGCTAAAGCTAATACTTGTCCCCAAGGACCAAAAGCACGTAAAAACATTCCAACACCTGTAGTAGCAGCAGCAAATGTTCCTGTGATTACAGTTCTAAATTTTGTAAAAGCACCCATGTTTGTAGAACTAGATATTTTTTTATTCATTTCACCTAGTGCTGAAACAAACCCTGAACGCTCTACATCTTCACTAACTGCAGCTACAATATTTAATCTTTCAGCTTTACTAGCAGCTTGTTTACTAATTCTTGAACGAACTAGATCGCCTAAATTAAACTTACTGGCTTCTTTTTCTATTTGATCGTTTACATCTCTAACTTGTTTAGCTACACTAATATAATCTTGTAGTGCTTTTTTCTGTAATTCAATTTCGCTAACTCTTTGCTGAGCATACTGTGTTTGTTTAGCACTAGTAGCCGGGTCACTGCCAATAGCAGTTAATTTAGATATTTCAGCTTGCATACTACGCTGAATTCTTCTTACTCGCTCTGAGTCTCTGCCTACGTCTGTAACATCTAAACTTTTATATATTACGCTTCTGCGTTTTTCACCACTATCTTTTTCTATTTGAAGTAATCTTTCTCTGCTCTGATTAAATATTTCTTCAGTTTGTCGAAGTCTAGCAGTTAGTTCGGGAATTCCTTTTTTAGATTCTAGTTTTGCAGCTCCAAATTCTCCAAAACTTATATTTATGTCACGAGCAGCTATTTTTGCATCTTCAGCAGATTTTCGTAATTGATCTTGCCAGCCACGTAGTGCAGGTATAGCTGTACCTACTAATTTAGCTGCAATGCCTGCTAAAGCTGCTACTAGTAGTGTACTATTATTTGCAAATAAACTTGCAATAGGTCCCAAAAATTTATTAATAAATTCTAAACCTACTTGTGTTAAGTTTTGTATTGATGCAGCTAATTTTTGGTACGGATTAGTCGCAATTTGTATTTCACTAAATTTTTTATTACCTTCTTCAATTACTGCATTAGCAAATGCTTGACGACGTTCAAAATCTGTAAGTGAACTAGCTGCTTTGCCTACTTTACGAGCATATTCTTCAGTTGCAGGCCCAATTTTTGTATAAATACCTAATTCATCTAATAATTCGGGCTCTAGTTTAGTAATACCGCGAGTAAGTCTATTTACTGCGTCACCCATGTCAACGCCTAGAGCTTGTGCTGCTCGCTTAGCAACGTCACCAATCTGTAAGAATTGGCGAGAGCTTAAACCAGCACTGGTAGCTTTAGCTGCAGCTTGTGCGGCTTCACGAAAACTAATAGCTCCATCAGTAACATCTACAAATCTTTTTGAAAGTGTTCCAAGAGATGTTCCACTTGCAGCACCTAATTGATTTAAGCCCTCTACCATAGAAGTGGTATCCATGGCTTGTTTAAGTGCATTAAAAGCTGCAGTAGCAGCAAATGTATTTGCAGCTACAGTGGCATATAGGCGAACTAATCCTCCCAAACCTTGTGCTTGGTTAGCAAAGTCGCGAGCGCTAGCACCGGTTGCACCCATAGTACCGCGTCCGCGTCCATATTCTACGTTTTCACTACGAGCAGCGGCTGCAGTAACAGGCCCACCCTTGCGAGCTCTATCTAGCTCTCGATTTAATAGCTTAGCCTGACTAGTCTCGCTTTCAAGATTAGTCTTTAGCTTAAGCTCCATATCTATAGTATTTCCTGCCATGTTGTCTCCAGCACAAAAATATTTTACGTTTTAGCCATTATAGCATAATACCATTACTAAGTCAATGCAAAATTTTTTGAATGTAAAAAAACCCGCAAACATTACTCTGTTGCGGGTTTTTCATTTTGTTTTCTATTAAGTTCTTTGCTGCGTATTTTATCTATAATTTTAATAATTCCAATAGTAAACTGTCTATCTTCTTCATCTATTTTACACAAATTAAATAATTCAGTTAAACCTATTAGGTTTTTGCCTAAGTATGTGCCAGAAAATCCTTCCCACATATCTTGCATTAAATTATAAACTATTAAACTATGTTGAACTTCTAGTGGAAGATCTTCAAACTCTACAGGAACGTTTTCTTCGACCGGATCTTCGCCCAACATTTCGCACATTTCAAAATATTGGTCTTTGGTAACGCTTACACTCATATTTTGAATATAATTTTCAAGCAATTTTTCAAGTGCTAGGCTTTGTTGGTCGAAAAGTTTCCCAAGTCGCTTACCTGCTCGCTAATAAATGCATCAAAATTACTAGAGTTTTTCATTAAGTATAGTGCATTTTCACCAGTATATTCTAGTAGATCTTCAAGATCGTGTCCACTAAGGTCTACAGGAGCGAGTTCTTGCAAGTATTTAAGTTTTAAACCTTGCCAGCCTTTAATTGCATTTTCTACGTATAGTTGCAAGAAAAGTTCTTCGTTAAACTCCTCTTGGGGCTGACGATTTTTAAAAGTAGTCTTAGTAGACTTTTTACGAATGTTTAAGAGTGTATCACGGGATAAGAAGGAAAGATTGATTAAGAATCCAGGCATACCAGGATATTCTACTTCAATTTGTTTTGAGGGAACTAGTAGGGATTTAAGGGAAAGAGTCATTTATTACCTTTGGTTTATAGGAACACAAGGAGGCGTAGCCCCCTTGTGTTATAATTACTAATTAAGATTTATTAGTAGTGTAGTATTTAACGTTGATTTCGTTGGGTGTGCCAATATCAAATGCTGAACCCGAACTACCTTGTGCTGTAAAGGTAATGGTTGAAGAAACAACTTGTTCTGTGTTTACGCTAGGAATACTTAGCACAACTGCTGGCATTTCTAGTTCTACACGGCTTAGATTTGGGCCCCCTACACTAATCTTCATGTAGTAAGCTGGATCTACATCTGTGTCACTGCCATCAAGTAAGTCTTTCATTAAACCTGCACTATTCTTTGCACCTGTACGTAAGTAGCAGTTTAGGGTACCACTTACAGCACGTGTACCAGTAAAGTAAGTAGCTGGCTGATTAACAACGCCTAAGTTTGCAGGCATTAAGTAGGTAATGTTATTACTAATGGTTAAGCTTCCACCAGTAAGTGCAATATTATAAGAATTACCACTAGATAATATACTAGTATCTGCTGTTACACCGGTTTGACTTACTGTATATCCGCTACCAGCTGGTAAAGCTGTTACAGGAGTAACTGCGGTTATTACACCACCGGTACCTACTGCAGTTACCTTATACTGTACTTTACTACCAATTTCAGTTCCAGGTTCATCAATAGTAAGAATATCATTAACAATGTATCCAGTACCAGCAGAAGCCCCAGTTCCTAAAGTAGCACTAGTAATTTGTCCTTGTGCATTAGTACTTACAGTAAATTGTGCTCCTGAGCCTACAGCATCAGTACCAATAGTTTTGTCTAGAGATACAATACTTAATTTGTTGGCAATATAGGGTGCACTAGTATTTTTAATTAAAAAATTACCCCAAGTTCCTATACCACCGCTGGTGCCAGTAGTAGGATCTGTAATAGTTGGTGTATCAACTTGACGTAGTGCTTTACCTTGACCAGCCCATTGAATACTTGCAATTGCATCTAAACCAAAATCAATAGTAGCTGTATTTAAAACGCAGTCATCAATAATAAATGTGGTTGAGTCTAGAACAATAATTAATCCAAACTTTTGTAACTGGTGTACATTAGAACCAGTAACTACACAACTACCATATGTAGTACCATCTGTCCAAGCTGTGCCGTCAGGACTAAACATAGCACCCCATAGTACGCTTTCTTCGGCAGTTATGTTGGCACCACCATCTGCTGGACGCATATAGGTAGTCATGGAAAAGTCAACTGGATCTAGTGCAGTATTAAACTGACGCTGGCCGCGGCTAGGTGTAGCACCTGCTTCATTTAGCGTAACTGTTTCGGTTGTAGTATTTTGTGAAAAACTCATGCCGTCTAAGACCTGAATTTCACGAGTATTGTTAACGGTTAATGCATTAGCAGCGGTGTCTACTACTCCAGTTGTTGCATCTACTTTAGTAGTAAAGAATACTCTGGCGTTACGAATTAAATTATAACTCATCTTTTTTCCTTGTTGATTAGTGTCTGTTAACCACTACGAACAAGACTTTTATCTGTTGCTTGTGGTATTTTACACTGTGATTATTACACGAGAGCGTATCTAACCTGTAAGTTAATTTCTCCAACGCCATAGGGCACTAGTAAACCTTCGTCTGTGGTAATAGATACGACTAAAATTTCTGTTGTTTCATGTCCTGGTTCTGTGCTGTATTGAAGCACTCTGTTGGAATCCACACAGCGCTCTATATCTTCTATAAGTTGCTCTAGTTCTTCTTGAGCCGTATCTTCATTACGCACATAGCATTTGATTGCTATGCCTAGGTACCCCCAAGTAAAGTCGCCTGGCATATATTCGCGGGTTTCACTGCCTGGGGTTACATATATACTAGGAAAGTCTTGTATTTCATCCCAGAACTTTAGCTTAGCATATGCATTGTTATACACATTGGTTACATAAGGAGGATTGCCATCTATACCGCGAAATTTCTCTACTAGGGCATTTACTATTTGTGTTCGCTTAGTCATACTAGTACCGCCCTCATACGTGTTATCATTTGCTCCTGCATAATTTCCCGAATTGACTTTGATATTAACAATTTAGGGTCTCGGGATCTAGGAAACTCTTGTCTACCACCAGTACTAAAAGTAGCATATGGATACTTCATATAGTTATAGTATGCAGTTATAGTTCCTTCTCTGCCTTGCGTAAGTCTTTCTACATTAACACTTTCAGCAAATCTTCCAGTTCTGTAGTTTAGTACGTCTCGTCGATTGCCTGTGCCCATGTTTTGACGTACTCTTTGTTGTAGCATACTATTTATTTTAGCTAGTAAATCTCTTAGATTTGTAACGGAAGAAGTATCTTCTAGTAGCTTAGTAATGCGAACTTTTGGTACTTTATTAGTAGTTTTACCCTTTACCTTTTTTGTACTAGCTTTTGGCTTTTGTATTATTGGAGTTTTTCTACCCGGTTTACCAAAACTACTTTTTTTACTGGTTTTATATTCAGAACTTCTAGTTATACCATTTTCACCTTTAAGCATAGAAATAATATCGTCTCGTATATTATCTACTAAACTAGGCGATGAACTTGATATTGGTAAATACTCAGCAGCTATATTAGCTACATTTTTTCTAGTTACAAATTGCTGAAAACTTTTTTCAACATTTTGAATATGTTTTTTTATTACTGCTCGTTCTACAGTATTTAAACTTTTAGTATTTAACGCGGCTGGCATTGATATTACAAAAGCAAAATTTAATTCCATTAAAACTTTTGCTTTTCTATACTGTGTTTTAAATTTTACATCATAATCAATATCAGCATAAACATCTGCAAGTTCATCTTCTAAA